CGCCAAACCCCCCGCCAAGTTCCGCGTGTCGGTAGGCAGCGATGGGCCGATGTTCCATGTGGAACAATTCAAAGCGCCGACTGTTGGCATGCCCGACTTCAAGTCCGTTTTCCAAAGCGCCCGCTTGTGGAAAACCGATTGATTGGGTATATAGCCCGCATGGCGGTCATCAAAGAGTGGGAATGTGCAGCGCACGGGTACTTCGACGGTACTGAAGCCGTCTGTCCCCACGGTTGCCCACAACAGTTTGTTCAGCGTGTGTTCCTGACCCCACCAGGAATCAAGTCACACGCCACCAAAATGTCCGACTTCACCCTAAAGGGTCTTGCCAAAGATTTTGGTATGACCGACATCCGTAACGGATCAGACGGGGAAGCGGTCGCACAAGCAACTCCTGCCGCTTCCGCATCGTTCAAACCGCAGTGGCAATCACTCGGCAAGAACTTCGATGTGCGCGGCATGGGCATCGAGCCCGGAAATGCGTTGCAAAGCCTGCAACCGTCGATGAAAGGCCCGAAGCCCGGAGAAATACTCGGACGGTTTGACGGCTAATGAAGATCCCTCAAGACCCGACAGAGCGCATTTTTTTCTACGAAGATGTCTCGCGTAAATGCTTGGCGAGTCGTAACGATCGCCGCTCGATGTATCGGATCTATCGGTCTTACTACTTGAACGGCTGTTCCACAGATGGTGACACGCCCGCCAAGTTCAACAAGATTTATCCCCATATCGACCAGCTGACGAGCTTCCTTTATGCGCAAGAAACTACGCGATTTGCAATCAGCTTGGGCGCGTCAGTTGCCGAAACTGAGTATCGCAAAGTCCCTAAGCTCACCCAAGCCATCAACGACGAATGGAACAATTCCAACACGGATATTGTCTTTGGTCAGGCGCTGGCTTGGTCGCTGGTTTACGGATCGACCTTCGTAAAGATCCTCTGGAAAGGTAACTCGATCTCGACGTTTGTCGTCGATCCACACGATTTTGGCGTCCTTCGCGAAGATGTCGCCTCGCTCGATCGGCAAGAAGCGGTCGTGCATACCTACTACATTTCGCGCAGCGAGCTCAGAAACCAGCTCGAGAACCACCCGCAGAAAGACTCGATTCTGCAAAAGGTGTTTGCGACCCCGGTGAACAGCGATAAGGGCCTCGGAGCCCTCGATCGCATCATCACCTCGGCAGCCTCTCCGAACATGATCGGTAACGTCGATCTCGATTTGACGATGCCCGTGGGTTACACCCCGCAAGTGGCCGAAGATCTGGTCGAAATGAAAGAGCTGCACATTTGGGATGACGACGCGAACGATTATCGCGTGGTCACGATTGCAGATCCGTTCGTCATCATTTACGAACGCACCGAAGAAAAGATGTTTGTGAAGGGCGAGCTGCCCTTTATTCAAGTCTCGCCGTCCCCGGCGTATGACTATTTCTGGGGCGTGTCGGAAGTTGAACGATTGATGCCGTTGCAAAACCTACGCAACGATCGCATGAATCAGATCTTCCACATGCTGAACCTCCAGGCCAAGCCGCCTCGAGCGTTCTCAGGGTTCCCTGGCATCACGGACGAAATCAATCGCGCCCTCGATGTCCCAGGCGGCTACGTCTTTGGCGACATGCCATCCGCGAAGGTCGATACCCTGACCCCACAGATCCCGCAAAATCTGTTCCAAGATCTTGCGCAGATTGACGAAATGTTTGCCGAAATGTCGGGCATCACGAATGTGCTCTCGGGTCGTGGCGAAGCGGGCGTTCGCTCGTTGGGTCACGCCTCGACACTGGCTCGACTCGGCGGGTCGCGTACCAAGAAACGCGCATTGATTGTTGAAGATTCGCTTGAAAAGCTCACAACGCTGTATCTCAAGCTGCTACAGATCTACGACAAGCGTCGCTATCTTGACGATTCAAACCTCCTGTTTGTGGCTGCGCAGTTCACCGACGACTTCGTGGTGAAGGTCGATGCGCACAGCAACAGCCCGATCTTTGTCGAAGATCAGACGCAAATGGCGTTTAGCTTGTTCCAAGCTGGCGTCATCACCAAAGAACGCCTGCTTGACCTCGTGCAACCGCCGATGTTGCAGCTCATCAAACAGGATCTCAAAGACAAGATCGAGCCTGCGGAGGCTGCCGCTGCTGCTTCCGCACAAGAGGCTCGCGCCCAACAAGCGGCATAGGGGGGCGCTCACTTGACAAGGAGAGGCATCATGGCCCGCAAAATGAAGCGCGCTCGCCGTAAGGCCAAGCGATAATGTGTTGGGAACGGGGGGTGCTTTGACATCTCTGCAAAACCCCACTGACTCCCCGTTCCCTCACTTAATTTGACTTTTTTCGTTGCTCGGTTTGGACTAGCAACAGTTGTTTAGGAGTATTTATGGCTGTTCCCCCAGATAGAATGGGAGCGATGTTGGCAGCGGGTGGCCCCGAAGTCGGGACGCCGCCGGATATGTTGCCGGGAAATGCGCCCCAAGCTGCCCCCATGACTACCCCGGAAGCACCCGAGGGTCTGCGTGAAGCAGCCAAAGTGGATGTGATGCTTGCGGTGAAAGTGCTCGAGAGAGCCTTGCCCGCCTTTGGCTTTGAAACCAAAGAAGGCAAAACCATCCTCAACACGCTCAAGTCGTTCAGTAAGGTTTTTGGCACCAGCGAACAATCGACGGAGGAGCTTATGCCCGCCGAGATTCAGTCGCTGTTGCAAAGCATGCCGCAGGGGGCGGGCGGTGGCCCCTCACCGGCCCCAGCACCTACCGCATCCGCTCCTGGTGGCACGCTGCCTCCGGGCGCATCCCCCGCTGCATAAGGAGTATTGACTATGGCATCTGGCAAGTTGCTTGCGCCTTCGGACGCAATGCGTATTCGTAACCCCCAGGACAACAAGACCGACAACGGTCTGATCGTCAACCCGCCCCGCTACGCGGAGCTCGGTGGCTTGTCGAACGCTCGCAAGACGGGCGGCAAGAACAAGATGACGATTGTTCCTCCGGGTCGCGGTCGTTAATTCACTAAGGGGGCCGTGTTATGAGCAACGACTTTGAAAATCTGTCGCTCGAGGATCAACAGGCGCTGGGGCAAACCATGCACCGGCTGCTCTCGAATCCCGAGCTTCGCAAGACCACGCTTGGCCTGTTGAAGAAGTCTGACCCGTCTGTGTCTCTCCCCGAGATTGAACTCGAGGAAAAACTCAACGAAGTCACCGAGCGTCAACAGGAAAAGATTTCTCAGCTTGAAACCAAACTCCAACAGAAAGAACTGATGGAGAAGCGCGAGAAGCAATTTGCTTCCTTGCGCGAAAAGGGATTTGATCCCGAAGAAGTCGAAAAGACGATGGTGGAAAAGCGGATCGCGGATTACGAGACTGCTGCGAAATATCTCGAACTCGAGCGCAGCTCTGCTCCTCCGACTCCTGCTTCCATTACGCCGATTCAGCTTCCAGAGGACGCGAAGGCAATCATCAAGAACCCTCGCGGCTGGGCGAATCACGAAGCACATCTTGCGATCAACGACTTGATTAACAAGCGTCGCAAAATTTAAGAGTTATATGGGGGCGTGTTTGTTTAACAGTCACTTTGTTGAGGAGATAACCCAATGCCCGTATTAGGCACAGGCATCATCCCCTCGGGCAGTATCGCCACGGAACTGACGTATGTCACCCGCCGTGCCTTCATCCCGAAGATGGTGGTGCAGATTTATAACACCAGCCCCCTCCTGGCAGCGCTGCTCTCCAACGCTCAGACCGCTTCTGGCGGTGTGTCGTCGGTCACTGTGCCTGTCCAGGGTCAGGCTTTCGTCAACAGCCAGTGGACGGATTACTCGGGTTCGTTCAATCAGCCCCAGGTTCAGCAAGGCGCGTATAACGCCGAGTTCAACCTCAAGGCGATTGTCACCCCGATCCCGTTCCTCGGAATGGAAGGTGCGGTGCAGCTGAATCACGCTGTCATCCCGCTCATCGAGGCGCGTATGAACGACGCGACCAACTCGATGTCCGATTCGATGGCGACGGCGCTGTACACCAACTACACGAACAACCAACAGTTCATCGGTCTTGATGGCGCAGTGGATGACGGCACGAACCTCACCACCTACGGCAACATCAACCGTTCGACCTACAGCTGGTGGCAGTCGAAGGTCTACAACGCTTCGAGCGCGGCCCCGACCCGTCAAAACTTGTTCCAGTACATCGCTGGTGTGAACAAGAACGGCGCGGAAATGCCGACGTTTGGCGTTTGCGGCTTCGGCACGTTCGCCAAGCTCGCGCAGGACTTCCTCGCAAGCGAGCAGTTCCAGGTCACGCCGGGAACGGGCTTCGACGCTGGTGAGGACGGCATCCGTTCGGGCTTCCGCGCACTCATGGTTGCGGGCGTTCCGATCTATGCTGACCCGTATTGCGCCGAGGGCACGATTTACCTCGTCAACACGAACTATCTCTCGCTCTACATCCATGAGCAGGCATCGTTCGCGTTCACGGGCTTCGAGTCGCTGCTCTCGAACTACCAGCTGGGTTATGTCGGTGCGGTACTGACGATTGGCGAGCTTGTGCTCACCAAGCCGAAGTCCTGTGGCCGTGTGTACAACTACACCTACCTCACGATCTAAGGAGTAGCACACATGAGCATTTTGAATATCCCGGTAAACGGCGAAACTTTTGCGGCCGAGGAAAGCTCTTCCGCAGTCGAAGTTTCCGTTACTTCCATTGCGATCAGCGGTCAGACGATCACCGTTACGGCAACTTCTCACGGTTTCACCGTGGGTCAGTACGTCACGTTCTCGGGCGTCACGGGCGCAACGGGTCTGAACAATCAGACTTGGCAAGTTGCGACTGTTCCGACTTCTGGTTCGTTCACTTGCACGATCGCGACCGGCTACTCCGTGTCGGGCACTCCGGCTGGCACGATTGTCGCCCAGCGCGTGTTCAATGCGGGCCCCGGTTCGTTCTATGTCACGACCGGCGCCAATGCCATCGTCGAGTACAGCCCGAACAACGCCATTCCTGGCGTTCCGAGCCAGACTTGGCGCACGGCAGTTGCCGCATCGTCGCGTGGCTATGTGTTTCTGGACGGCGTGGGCTGCACCCGGATTCGCGTGAACAGCGCGTCGGCTGGAACGACTTATTGGAGCCAAGTGTCGTAAGACACTTATAAGGGGGCTATATGGATACTATTGTTGTTACGAACGAAACGGAAAAAGTAATCAAAGGACGTTACGCTGGGAAAGATTATGTGTTCCCGGTAGGCCAATCGGTTGCTTTGCCCGAGATCGCCGCTTCGCACATCTTCGGATTCAAACAGTCTGACAAGACCGCAGCGCTTACGCGCCTCGGTTGGATGACGAACAGCGAACAGCTCGAGACAGCGGTAGAGAAATTAGGCTTGATTAAATTCGGTGTCGAGGGCGACACCAAAACGTCTAGCAACGTCGGCCCCCTCGTCAATGCTGGTGGAGCCGAGGGGGGCGATGCGCCGAAAAGCGCATTGTCCCCCAAGGCGACACGCTTGAAAACGGGAGCCGAACAGATCATCTAGGTGAGCTGTGTCGGTAACATTAAGTGATTACATCACCGCAACGCGCCGCTTGCTGCATGATGCGACGGGACAGTATTGGTCTGATTCCGAGCTGACCGATTACATCAATCAAGGGCGCAATCGAGTCGCGCAGGATACGAAGTGCCTGCGCCAGCTCCTGACCGGCGTCACGCTTTCTAACAACGTCGAGAATTACTCTGTTGCCGCACTCACTGGTGGAGCCCGTGTTGTGGACATCATGGGTATCTCGATCTATTGGGGCAACACCCGAATCAAGCTCCAGTATTACCCCTGGACGCAGTTTGATGCACAGTTCCGTTATTGGCAGAACATGCAGTCGCGACCGATTGCGTATTCTCGATTGGGTGGACTAGAAGTCTACGTCGGCCCAAAACCCGATCAGAACTATACGTCTGATTGGGACATCGCTTACATGCCTACTGCGCTGGTGTCGAACAGCAGCACAGAGGAAATCCCCGATCTCTTTACTTCGCCCGTGAAGTATTACGCGGCTTATCTCGCCAAGTTTAAGGAACAGTCCTACGGCGAGTCCGAAATGTTCAAGGGCGAGTATTCACAAAATGTGATGCAGATAGCGCGGGCTTACATGACCCGCGTGATCCCTGACGCCTACGCCTACTAGGGGGAGAAATGGCCCAACTCAAGGCGCGGGGCGAAGAACAGAAGCTCTACAAGATCGCGAGAGACTTCGAGGGCGTCAACGCTCAAAGTCAGCGCACCGCTATTGGCGACAACGAGTTTTCCTACATGGAAAACTTGCAGCCCGTCGGCTACGCGAACCTCAAGACGGTTCCGAATATCAGTGCGTCGCTCATCAATTACGGAGCAGACAGCATCTACTGGATGCAGTCAGCCAACATCAACAACATCGAATACATCCTGCTGTTCGCAACGAACGGCAAGATCTTCGCGTACAACGTCTCGGCCAACACCTCGAGCCACATCAACGCGGCAACGCCACTCTCGGGTAGCAACAGTCGCATGGCTCAGTGGAAGGGTGGCACGGCGGGCGTCGCGCTCTTTATCGACTCGACCGGCTATTACTCTTGGAACGGCACGACGTTCGCAACGATCACAGGCGCGGGTGTCCCAACTTCGGGCACCGACATCGCCGTGTTCTCAAATCGAGTGTGGATCGTCTCGGGTCGTATTCTCTATTTCAGCGCCGCTGATGACTACACAGCTACAGGCTGGGCGGCAGGATCGGGTACTGGATTTACGAACCTAACCGATTCGACAATCCGATCGAATGTCCAGCGACTGTTCGCCGCGAACGGTTATCTGTACATCTTCGGATTAACTTCGGTGAACGTGATCTCGGATGTTCGAGTGCCCTCGGGTGGCACTGACCCGATCTTCACAAACCTTAACATCCAGTCGATCGTTGGTACGGATCAGCCTGCTTCCGTCTTTACCTGGGGACGCACGTTGATGTTCGCGACCCGTTACGGTGCGCATGGCATCGACGGCGCAGAGGCCGCTCGCGTCTCAGCCAAGATTGATGGCATTTGGCAAAACATCGACTTTACGCAGTCGATCTCTGGCGGCAGCGTGATGATTAACAACATCCTGTGCGCCGCATACCTTCTCAAGTGGAATGAGCCAGGAGCTGCTGCCGCTCGAACAGTCATCGCCATGTTCCAAGACGGGAAATGGTGGTTTGGCAACATGGGCAGCGCCGTCACCTTCATGGTATCGGCCATGCGCGACAACACTCCGACGCTCTACGGATTGATCGGCAATCAGTTGTATCGGTTCTTCTCGGACACCTCGACTTCGGCAGCTTCGACTGTTTCTTCGGCGCTGTGGAACATGGGCGATCCGCTTACCGACAAGCAGCTCATTCGCTTTGGCTTTGAGGCCACGATCACAAGTTATGGGGCATCGACGTTTAGCGCGACCATCGACACCGAAAACGATGAAGTCTCTACAGACCTCGACATCGGCACAATTATTTGGCAAAACAATTCGCTGAGTACGGTGAATTGGTTAAACAACTCCAATGCGCCGGTCAGTTGGGTCAACACTAATTATCAACTATTCAATGGAGACGCGACGGCTTACGGTAAGTACCTGGGACTGACCTTCAGCGCCACTTCCGGGTCGATTTATCAGCTGTCGGGATTCCTAATCGAATACGAAATGCGAGCAAGGTGGTAAGTCATGGCGAAGCCAGTCAGTCTCAGTAATACGTTTGGAACGCAGCCAGGGCCAACAATCCCGCTGTCGTATCTTGATACCAACTTCAGCCAGCTCTCAGGTGCCATCAACGATACGCTGTCCTACAGCAATTACCTCGTTGATAGCGGCGCGGCGAACGCCTACGTCGTGACGTTCTCGGGAACGCTGTCAGTCGCGTACACGGCTGGCTTGATGATCCAGTTCAAAGTCGGCAACAACAACACGGGCAGCTCGACGCTCAACGTCAACAGTTTGGGTGCCAAAACCATCAAGAACACAGATGGAACGAATCTTGCGTCAGGCCAGTTGCCCGCTGGGTCGATCGCGCTGGTGCAATACGATGGCGTGAACTTTCAGCTACTGAACAATCCGTCTGTTGGCCCGATCTTGACTTCGCCCTTGGCAATCAGCCTGGGCGGTACGGGTCTTGGATCAACGCCAACGAACGGACAGCTGTTGATCGGCAACGGCACGGGATACAGCCTGTCCACCTTGACGGCAGGAACTGGCGTTTCGATTGCTAACGGCGCGGGGTCAATCACGTTGACCGCAACGGGAGCGACAGGTTTGCCGACGCTTTCCCTGGTAGCGGGCACAAGTCAGACCGCCGTAACGGGAACTCATTACGCGCTAACCAACGTCGCGACCACGACGCTCACGCTGCCTGCGACTCCAGCGGCAGGCGATCTTGTGTATGTTACGAGCGCCAACGGTCTTTCCACCAACATCATCGCACGCAACGGTTCCAACATTCAGGGTCAAGCCAGCGACTACGTTATGACGGTCGCGTACTCATCGCTTCAGTTCCGCTACATCAACGCGGGCATGGGCTGGGCCATCATTGGTTGGGGCCCGCTCGAGATCGGAGCCGAGGATTACATTCTTGAGAGCTACGGAATCGTCTGATGGGAATGATCGTGACACCCTTCGGGGGCCTGCGGTATCAAGACGCCAAAGGGCTGCGTGATTGGGTCATGGCCCATGACGTTCGCCATCGTCTGTACCAGAACACGTTGATGGGCCAAGACGAGCTCATCAATCAGGTGCCCCTCGATGGGAAAATCGACAAGGACTGGTTTGGCCGACATCTGTTGAGTCATATCGCTTTGACGGCCTACTTGCCCAACCCGGTGACGACGGCGACCGAAGTGCTATCAGGGTGGAGCGATGAACAGTCGTTCTACACTTGGCACGATCTGCACACCCTGTTACATAGACAACTTGATAATCAGCTGAACCTGACCTGACGGAGCGGCCATGTATAACCCGAACGCGCCCTTTGCCAAAGACGCTAAGAAGCTCCAGTCCTACGGAACAGGCGGCGATAGTGTGCTCGCACACATCAACCCCGACGAAGCGCGTGCGCTTCAGCGTGCTGGAGGCATGTCTGTCAATCCCATTACCGGCCTACCGGAATATGGACTGTTCAGCAAAATTGGCAGTTTTTTCAAAAGCGCCGCAGGCAAAAAAGTTAAGGATGTTGCAGGACAAGCCGCCGTGGGTTATTTGACTGGCGGTTCTCGAGGAGCCAAGGCGGGTGCTGTAGGTTCATTGATCGGAGGCACCAAATTTGGACAGACAGGTGCCGGTCAAGCCTTAACGGGCGCGGCTCAGGGTTATTTGACGGGTGGCCGCACTGGAGCACTCGCAGGATTGCTGGGTCAGATTGCCCCTGGAATGATGGGGGGTGGCGCACAAGGTGGGCGTACTCCTGCGGAACAAGCGCAGTTTGCTGCGGCGATTGCGCAAGCTCAGGCTCTTGCCGACAAAGCCTCGAAAGAGGCTGCCGCGCAGACGGAGGAGCTAAAGAAGCTCGGCAAACCGTTCATCGACATTTCGCAAGAGCTCTTGGATCGTTACCGCAAGGGTGAACTCTCGCCGCAAGAAAAGGCAGCGGTTGATGAGCAGCTGAAGCAGGCCGATGTCTACAAGGGCATGGCCGCGCCGTTCCAAAAGCAATATGAAGAAATGCTCGGACGCTATCAGCGCGGGGAGTTGGCCCCGGCTGAACAAGCAGCGTTCGAGGAACAGATGAAAGCAGCGGGTCGGTTTGAAGAACTTGCCAAGCCGTTGCAGGGTATCTCGCAAGAGTTGCTCGATCGTTATAAGAGGGGGGAATTAAGTCCTGCCGAGAAGGAGGTCTTGGATCGCCAGTTTGCCGCCGGAACTGAACTGCGTGGCATGGCTGACCCCTTCCGGCAGGCAGGGCTCGAGGCACAGAGGCGCGTTCAAAGCGGGCAAATGACCCCGCAAGAAGCGGCGCTGCAACAGCAATATCTCAGTTCTGCAAAACAGTTTCGCGATGCGGTTCAACCGTTTAGCCAACTTTCTGCGGATCAACTTGAGCGTTACAAGCGCGGCGAACTGTCAGCTGCGGATCAAGCGGTGGTTGAGCGGGCGATGGCGCAGGGCGCAGAACTTCGCGGCATGGCGCAGCCGTTTGGCGATATTTCTGCGCAGGCGCTTCAGCGGTATCAGCGCGGCGAGATCTCCAAGGAAGAACAGGACGTTATCAATCGTCTCCAGGCTCAGTCCAACGAGATTCGCGGCAACATCGTCCCGATGAATCGGATCGCTCAACAGTTGTTCAGCGATTACGAGGGCGGCAGATTGCGTCCCGATCAACAGCGCGACCTAGATCGGCAGCGCACGGCAGCCCAGCAGCAGATCCGCTCGATGGGTATTACCGACACTTCGGTGTTGGCATCGTATGACCGCGAGATTGAAAACAACTTCAACGCGCAAAAGTCGTTGTTGTTGAACGCCAATCTTGAGGCCGCCAACAATCAGCTAAACAATTACATGACAAACCTTGAGAACGCCTTTCAGCGCGAACTCGGGGCGAGCGAGTACAAAGTCTCGGCGGTCAAGGACAATCTTAACGTCGCCAAAGACACCTTTGAGATCTACTCGACGAAGATCCGCGAAGCGCAACAGGCCGAGATCTCTGGCGACACGTTCCGCGCGGAGTCTCTCCGTCGCGATGCCGAGGAAGCCAGAACGAACTTCGGCGTTGCCATGCAGGGCTTGGAAAAAGCCGTTCAGCAAGAAACCTCTGCTGGACAGTTGGCTGTTACCGCGCGCGAAAATGCCGTGGCCGAAATGGAGCGCAATCTCCAGACGGCTAACAACTACACGGCGCAGGCGCTCGAGCAAGAGCTCGCGGGCCAGAAGTACAAAGCCGATGCGCTGGGTAATGCTTTGCGCACGGGCATTGACACCTACAACGCTTCGCTCGGCCCCCTCGAGGCCGCAATCAAGACACGCATGGGTGCAGCGGCTTACAGAGCCGATGCGCTTAACAACACGCTCATCAATGCGATGTCGAACTACGAAAAGAGTTTGGGCCCGATTGAGAAGGGCCTCGAGCTCCAGCGTGATGCGCGTTTGCGTGTTGTAGAAATGCTCAATCAGGGGCTCAACAACGCGATTGGCACCAATGCTCAAGGCGCGGGATTCATTCGCGACGCGATCCAGCTGAAGCTGCAAAGTGATGCAGAAATCGCAGACACGCTTGCGAGCTTGATGGGCACGTTGGCATCCGCGTATGCCGAGTCGATGTACCAGGAACAAGGAGGCGGGGCTGGCGGCGCAGCTGGAGGAGAGGGCGGCGCAGGCGGTGCGGGTGGCGAAGGAGACGGCACCGAAACAACGGGTGCGGGCGGCGGTGATACCGGCGCGATTGATGCTTTGAGCAATGCCAAAGATCTCAAGGATTTCCTTGCAGCGGTTAATCAGCCTGGATTCAAACTGTCCTCGTTGATGGGTAAGACGGCAGGATTTGGAAGCCTCGGGACGCTTGGCGGTTTGTCCTCAACGGGATTTGGTGCTGTCGTGCCAACAACTGTTGGACAAGCCGCAGGCATGACCTCGATCTCGGGTGCTTTTGCTCCGTCGGGCTCGATCGCTTCGCAGTTCGGCGGCATGAAAGGCGCGTTAGCTGCGAGCGGTGGCGCTCCGACAAGTGCCGCAGCGGGTGGTGCCGCAAGCACAGGATCGGCTGCAAGTCAGGCCGCGACTGCTACGCAAGGCGCGACCGGCAAAGCCGTTGGCGCTGTTCGCCCAGGTGGTGCGCTTGGCACGGCAGCAGGCATCGCAGCCACGCTCTATGGCGCACAACAGGCGTACAAGGGCATCCAGAAGGGCAAGGAAGGACAGGCCGCAGCCGGTGGCGCTTTAGCTGCTGCGGGTGGTGCGTACCTTACGGGTGCAGCTGCTGGAGCAGGAAGCCTGACAGCAGGACTGGCGGCACTCGGCCCCGCAGGCTTGATCGGCGCTGGCGTCGCGGCGCTTGCCGCGTCTCTCGTCAACACCAAGGAATTTGGCGACGTAGGTTTGCGTAACTACTGGAACGCCGTCGAGAAGGGTCGCGGAATCGGTCAGACCGATCCTGTGGAGCTCGCTCAAGGCTTTATTAACTTCTACCGCACGAACAAAAACGATTTCCCCGGACAGGCCAAGTATGGCCGCAAGGGTAACGAGGACTTCGTTTACGACATGACGCAAGTCATCAACGATGCCGTAACGAGTGGCAAGGTTCCTGCGAACGCTGCGCCAGGACAGATCTACGAACAGGTGGTCAAGCCGTGGGTCGATAGCATGGGCCCAGGCCCGAAGGATGAGAAGGCTCGCGCCATCATGGACTTCATGATGACCGATCTCATCAACAGCTATCAGCAGGGCAAGCCGATCAGTAACGCACAGGTCAAGAACGACAAGAAGTTCAAGATCGTGTCGCAGAAGCCGGTGTATCCGTCAGCAGCGCAAACGCCAACTTCTTCAACACCCCCAACAAAAATTGGACAGGTAGAGAACCCGTATTACAAACCTAGAGGCCCTGGGTTCCAAACTATGGAAATGAGATTCTCCGATCAGAAATATGTTACGCAAGAACAGCTGGATCGGTACAAGAAAGAACTTGAGAATCCCACGCCTCCTCCGGGCTGATAGGTAACAACATGGCAACTAATCCCATCACTGGTACGGCAAAGACAGGCTCCCCGGCTGGCGTAGTGTCAGATCCTCGATCTGCTCCTGCGGTTTCGCCAGGGCAACAGTCATCATCGCGTGCCTTG